CTACCTCCTCGATGGTCTTGCCATCGACGCGAGGGATTCGCGATTGGAGGTAGCTTCGCAGGCGCAGTTTTGTTTTCGCGTTGTACTCGCGCAGGCGAGCGATGTCCTCTGGTTCCCAGTTCACTTTTCTTCTTTATCTCCAGAGAGCATTTTTTTTGCGCCTTCGACGATTTTGCCGACTGCTTTTTTGCCTTTGCGGTAAACCTTTTTACCTGCCTCCAGCAACTGCTCTGGAGAGACGATGCCTTGGTCGCTCATGCCTTTCTTATCGAGCTTCTCGTATGCGTCCTGCTCCTCTGCGGAGAGTAGCGAATCGAGTTCCATCTCTTTTTCCTTACGGGTTGGAAGAGGAGTTACCTCTTCTGCTTTGGTATCTTTATTTTTTTTAGTCATAAATTTTTATCCTGCGGTTGGAGGTTTGCCGGGCGCGGCAATCTCGTTAATCGTTTGCCCCTGCGATGGCGCGACTGTTTGCAGTGCGTCTCCCATCATGTTTGCTTGCGCTACAGAGGGTCTCCTGCCTGTTCCCATGCTTCGTTGCTGCACTGCTGCGCCTGCTGGCATCAGATCACTTGGAGGTGGCGTTGCTGCGCCTGCCGTGAGCTTCTCGATGGCAAGTTGCAAGCCCTCGCGATACATTGCTGCTTTTTGTTTATCCATGCCTTTGCCTTCTCCTGCCGAGATGTGCGCTGCGTAGTGCTGCATTGCTCGCGTGAATGGTTCGACCAATTCAACTGGCAGACTGCCTTCTGGTGCATTTGCAATGACTGGCATGAGCTTCTCGGTGAGTGTCTGCAAATGCAGATCGTCATCGTCTCGCGGTGATACTGGAACTTCTTGTCCTGCGAGAATTGACTGCAATTCGATGACCTGTTGGCGAGTTGCTTCGATGGCATTTGCCTGCACCATGTCAGGCGGCAGGAGGATAGAATTCGCCAGTTCCTGACCGACTTTGCGTGACCAGTCGAGCTTCATCAGTTCGGCCTGATTTACATTTGGGTTGCCTGTGTAGCGTTGGATCAAAAGATCAAGAATTGCGTTATCCTGCGCGAGATTGTCAGTGAGCAATTCCTGCGCTGGCGAGAATGCCATCAACATAATGTCGGAAGGAGGCAGGTTGCGCTCAAGCATCTTCAAACAACAATCGATTGCGTCTTCATCAAGGTGACGAGGGATGTCGAACGGAACCATGAACGATGGCATCTCCATTTGCGATTCTGTGAACGCTTCGACAACTTCGCGTTTAGCCCAGACTGAATCAGGATTTGTAATCCTTGCGACATCGAGCAATGTCTTCAATTCAGACGCTGCGCGGATGTGTTCTGGATGACAGATGCCTCGTTGCATTCGTTGTACTGCTTGATTCCATTGGAACATCCATCGACCGAGGATTCCTTCGCGGATTTGGTTTTCAATGGCGGCAACCCTGTTTATCTCTGACGCAGTCTTGTCTCCAGTCTGAATTCCAATCGCGGATGATGGTAGAAAAGTACCTACTTGAATTTCTGCGAGACCTGAAATGAACTGGTCAAGTTTAATAAAATCCTCGACATCCGCTGGCATCTGTTGTTGCAGCAGTTCGTAGCCTTCAGAGACGAATGCCACTGGATGGTTGACAGTCAACGGAGCAATACCAGATTTGGCACTTGGGCCTTTTCGCAGCAGCAACATCCCGCGAAGATAGGTATTGTCGATGATCAAATTTCGCGCCTTATCGACTGCGATATGCGTGTTGTACAAGTCGCGCCCAGCACCACGGGAACTCATCAGCGCACCACTGCCAACCTCGATGGCGAAGAGTGCGAGGCACTCACTCATCTTGTGGTAGCGATCAAGTTGGGTGCAGATTTCGTCGCCTGATTTGTCGTCGAAAAGATATCGACTAATTTTGCCGTTCGGTTCCTTCACCAACAGTTCACCGAGTTCTACATACTTCGCGTCATTCTCGTAACTTGCCCCGTAGCTTCCTTCTCGCATCCAGTCTTCGTATCGACGCGCATCGTCATCACTGTCGAGCGTCCTTCCAGCAGGCTTCGCGTTGTTGATCGATTTGACCAAATTCTTGATATGCCATCCCGCCAGTGCAGACATTTCAGGGTCTTCCAAGATCGGCAACAACTCGGCAATTTGATACCTGCGTTTTCTCGCCCAGATCGGCGTTTGGTCGGCTTGCTGGGGAGTTTCAATGCTGAAGAAAGTGTAGTCCTGACGCATGAATTCAGGTTTCCAATCGCGAGTATCGTCCCAGCACAATGCGGTAAATCCAAAGCAAGTGTTTTCATGCACAACTTGCGCGATGAGGTCGTTCAAACCTGACCAACTGCGGATGCATTTGGTGATCTCCTCGCGAAACACTTTTGTTTTCTGTTCGGAGTCGATGCTCTGAACAGGGAATTTTGAATAGGTAAGTGTCGATGCTCCATCGATGACTTGCTTGAACGGAGGTTGAATGCGCGACACAAGAATTGACAAGAATCCCGTTGGACGATTGCTCCTCCAGTTCTGCCCCATCGACTCAAGTTTTTTCGGGCTATAAGGAGGTTCGTTGTTGAGCTTTTTCTGAATCAACGCATTCTTCCGATTCCGCTCGACATTCTGTTGCTTCAGCCTCCTGTAGGCACTGTGCGCCTGCTGTGCGTCCCGAAATGTTCGACGAACTTTGAGAGTCTTGGGGTCGATAACATCCCCCGTCGAATTGCTGCTGCGATCCGTAATTTCAAGATCAATTCTCTGATCTTTATCGCTTCCATCTCGGAGGCGCGGTGCTTTATTTGCGTAGGTGTTGGTAACAATTGCTGGGATCGGTTTAGAATTTGTCATATCGTTTGTTTCAACCAGCACTTCGCTGGCAAATCGCCACTGGGTTCAAAGTGTTCAGAGTCGAAAAAGACCGCACTCCTGTTGTCATGCCGCATCACGGCACAACCACCAAGGCGAGGAGTTGAATCGGTGTCCCGTGCTTTGCGGATGCTGGTCGAGACACGATCAGCGGCAACGATGCAAGCACCACAACCTGCTCGCCAATTAATGTTCCTCGGACAGTCCAGACAGGTCTTCGCTCGCGCCTCGGCAAGGTCATCACTCACAAGTCGTACTTGCTTATTTGAGTTCAGGATGTTCTTTGCCCAAGTCGTAATATCCCCAAGCAGTTCGGATTCGCGATTCGGTGGAGTGACACTCGTAACTACTACCATGTCAACTCCATGACAGTAGGTTGGATAACTGCCGCAAAGGAATGCATTGATATCGCCCTGAACATCACCAATCGGCAAGTAGTTCTCGGCTCGATAATGTTCTACGGCAGAGTACAATTCGTTGAGCGTATTTGCTTCAAGAAGTACCTCGCCATCTTTGTAATGCCATCCTCCCGGTGGCTTGAATCCATGAATCGGTGTTGCCATTTTTAACGCATAATTTCCATTTTTAACTCCAAAATTTAATTTATCAAGCGATTTTTAACTCAAATTTTAATTTTATTCCGTAAAATCGACATAGCCCATGCTTTCAATACTCTGCATCGGCTTTTCAAATGATTTTTCTTTCTTTGGTTCAGTCATCGTCGCAACTAATCCTTCCCTCTGCCGCAACAAATAAACCAGCAAACTCAATGAATCTAATTGGTCAGGAGAGTTTTGCCTTGTTCGTTTTACAAAGTCTCCTTTGCTTTCAACCCTGACAAGTCCCTGACCTGCTTGTTTGTACCTTCGCGCAATCGCTTGCCGCACCAAATCTTCGTTGGAGAAACTGGGTGATATCTTCAGGTATTCAAATTCCAAATATTTCGCCAGACCGAAAATTAATTCAGTCACCACTCCAGAGTACAACTCGTTCGCTTTTTGGGAATCCTCTCCCAAAATGTGAGTCTCGCTCGCAGCCCAAGAATAATTAACTCCCAGCACCTCCTTGCCAAACAAACTGCACAATGCATCCGATATGCCTGCGCCATTGCCAGTGCGATCTACGCATAGCCAGTTCGGCGCGATCTTCATCTGCTTGCAGAATTTCATTATCTGCTCGGTCTGCTCCAGAGTCGGTTTCTTTGGGAAGTCGATCTGGGAATCCAATTGCAAAACAACTCTTGGACTCTTCCACGGGATGAACGATCCACTCCTCGGTGTCCATCCATCACTCAATCCAAACCTGCCATGCGAACAGACAACTTGATCTTTTCCTTCCAACGCCAAATCGAATGCCGCCAGCGGAACAACTGGGCCGATAAAGCGAACAGTTCCCATCGCATTGTCCATCATGGCAGGAGTGATTATCCCCATTGCAATTCCCTCTTGCGGGAACCATCCCCGTGCCATTGTGTAATACTCGGCAGTCTTCCCTCGCGCCTCGTAGGCTTGATATCCTTGGAATGTCTGGAATCCGTGGAATACAATTTTGCGCTTGACCACATTCTCGCACCTTGCTGCGTCCAGTCGCAAGATATGCCATCCATCCCGCGACTCCCACTCGAAATCTTCTTCACAGTCCACTGACTGCCATCCTC